GTTATTCAATACAAAATCTAAAATGTTCACAACATCGTTAACAGATAATCTATTACCTTTTATGTGTTTAACTCTATTAGTATCAGTCAATCCAGGTTTTAAATTAATAATATAAGGCAACGTGAATTCTTTAGACCGACAAAATAAGTCTTGTTGTTCTTTGTCTTTGCAATATTTTTCAAGCCCGGTAGTATATCGAGAAGATATATTAATAATAATTTTATCTGTTCCCTTCCAGAGATCGTATACAGCCATTAATATCTGTAACTGAGCATCGTCAAAGTTATTATAGGCATTGTTAATAAACATATCAACATCTTTGATTTCTTCTAAAATTTTATTTCTATCAGCAGGACTAGCAATATTATAGCCGTTGCTTCTTGAAAATCCAATAACTGTGTGTGATTGAAAATGATTAAAAAATGCTTGACCTAACCCTTGTGTATGTCCTGTAATTGCTATTTTCATAAAAAAAGGAACCGAAGTTCCCTTTATTTAACTGTTAAGGACTTTTGCCACGCTGTTCATAACACTGGCAATGCGTCCAATGTCACGAAGTTGTTCCACAGTATAGCCTTCTTGCTTGAGTGTTTCGTAGTGTGCCTTAACACAGAAGTGACATTTGCCCACAATACTAGCGGCCAAACTGAATGCTTCAAAGTTGCTCTTGGTAGTTCCACCGTGACTTGCAATAGCGTTCATACGTAACTGAGCAGGTAATCCTTTCAGTGCTGGATCATCTGCCATTTCAACGTAGGGATACCAGGTATTGTTTTGTGCCATAATACTTGCGGCTGTCATTGCTGACTCTGCGTGTACTGGAACATCTGCTAGAATTACTGATAATATTTTTCCGTTGCCTGTTGCGGCCAATGCTGCTACTGCACAGCCCATGGCAACATCTGCATCCAATGTGCTACGTAGTAGAACAGCATCCAGATTTAATTTTGTATCTTTAGCGTAGTCTGGTAACGCACTTTTTACTGATTCAATAAAACTCATTTTAATATTTTCCTGATGCTAATACGATTTGACAAATGTGTTCTAGCCGTTCAATGTGTTCAAACGCCCTCCACGGACTAGTATCGATGGCAACTACACCGTGTCCTTTGATACCTACGATGTCATACTCAATGTTACCCGCATTGTCTAACTGTAAGTTTTCGTGACAACGATCAGCAAGCTCTTGGCTAATAGGGGCAACATCTCCCACGTTGGGTGCTACCTTGGTATAACGATTGAGTTCTGGAAACTCCGCACTCACTGTATTCAAATCAATACCGGCATGCATTGCAGCAATACAATAAGTAGGATGTAGATGAACTACTACTCTTACTTCGTCGTGATGCTGACCCATCATTTTCTGTAGTCCAAAATGTAATGGCAGTTCTCCGCTTGGCCTAAGTTGAGCACTAATGTCGGTGTAAGGCAATTGTACGTGACTCCATCGGTCAATAGGTTGATGCAAAATTCCAATCTTCTTGAACTGATCCGGTTGCATGGTCTGCTTACGAACGCCACTGGGTGTGATATAAAAATGATCACGGTCGTGATGACGAATTGAAACATTGCCATCGCGACTGGTAATCCAGTTACGCCTATATGCTTCAACCAATGTGTCGCAAATTGTTTCTAACATTATGCATGACCTTTGTGAATTAGTTGATTCACAATGTTAAGATCAAACTCTAATTTGGAAATTCGATCTCGCATCTGTTGATATTCTTCACTGTGTACATCGCCGTTGTGTATTACAATATCTAAATACATCGCCGCGGCCTGATCATGCGCAATTTTAAGATCGTGTTCTAATAATACTCTTCTATCTCTTAACATTGTTATCCTTTATAATATTGTACAATGCCCAGAAACCACACTATGGCCAACATGGCAAAGTTTGCGGCACTGGGCCAATCTTTCGTGCGTACGGCAGTCACCAACCAAGCGGCATTGCCTACAAACAATAACTCAATACCTAGAATAGGATCCAGATTAAAACTGACCACTACAGCGCCTGCCAACATGATGCCAAAACAGATCCATTTGATCTTGATCAAATCTTGGGTCCTGTGAATACTTGAGTGCTATTTTCACCCGTGCCTAGCACACAGGCTATTTTCTCATCAAATTGAATCAAGGTCCATGTTTTGGTTTGTTCGTTCACAAACAAACTGTATCTCGACACAGTGGCACCAGGTTCAATGCCCCACCAGATGGGCATTTCTTTGTAGTCGTTACCTGTTAATCCTCGCAATAATGTAGCTGTGTCAGCACATTCCACGGGCTTTTGCACAGTCACAGACTGTGCCACTGCCAGGCCAAGCACTAACATAACAGGGAGTATGAAATAATATTTCAAATCACTTCAATGTGGCTGTGTAGGCCGCAATGTTGTTGATATCAGCAGGAGTGAGTCCGCCAGCGATGCCCCACATGAGTTGGCTCTGTGCTCCAGCCTGTTGCTTGTTTTTATAGGCTGTGAGTTTTTTCACAACGGCTTCAGCTTTCTGACCCTGTAGTTTTGGGCCAACTCCGCCTTGTCCTTGTGCTCCGTGACAGGCCACACAGGTGGCGTATTTGGTTTTGCCGGCAGCGACATCTTGTGCCTGGACAGTGGCAGATAAACTGCACATTAGTGCCAATACTGTCGAGATTTTCATACATTTTTCCTTTTCTAAATATACATTTACTTATGTTTAGGCCATTGTGATAGCAATGAAAGCCAGCACGGGTTAAATTACAGTGTCTCTCCGCCTAGTGTGCGGTTACAGGCACAAAGTTCGCCAGTCTGTAGCGCATCCAATACACGAAGTGTTTCTTCTGGGCTACGACCCACGTTCAAGTTGTTGACGGTAACGTGTTGGATTTCATTGTTTGGGTCAACAATGAATGTGGCACGTAATGCTGCTCCTGCTGGAGCATAGAATACCCCCAACTGTTCGATCAAGCTCAACTCACCACGAGCAGTATCAGCAAACTGATGATGTGTGATTTTCTTCAAACCAGCGTGTGCTTCTTTCCACGCCACTTTACAGAATTCGTTATCTGTGCTTCCTGTGAGCAGGACTGCATCACGCTCAGAAAAGTAGCCTGTTAATTCTTCATATGCTAAAATTTCTGTAGGGCATACAAATGTAAAGTCTTTTGGGTAGTAAACGATCACTTTCCACTTGCCCGGAAAACTAGTTTCTGTAATTGTATAGAAGGGATCACCTAGTGTTTCGCATACTGGCTTAACGCCTGTGATTGTAAATGCTGTTAATTTATCGCCAACTGTTTTCATAATATCTCCTTTGTGTGTGAATGAAACAATACTTATTGTACAGTTATATATCCTATAGATCAACGGTTTTCCATAGGTTTTAGCTAAAATATTTTAATGGCGCTAATAGGAAAAATTAATAACAAAAAGAAACCCGCCGAAGCGGGTTCTGAGTTTCTGTTGCGAGGTATGTCTTACCCCAGGCTGCGTTTAGGCGGCCAATGCGTAACTTTCGTTGTTTGCACTTAGGTTTTTTGCTTCTACGACCGGGTTACCCCAATCCTAACGGCTTCTACATTGCCGGACTGTCCATTTCATTACTCTTTGCCCTGTCGAAACTATGCAGGCCCATCAAATGCGATCTTGACTAAGCACAAGATAGTAATTGCTCACACTATTGCTACCGAACTAGCGCATTTGGTGGACCTGGGGGGATTCGCACCCCCGTCCAGAACACTTTTCAATCTACTTCATACAGTCTTAACTCTTACTTATCATAAAGATTTTAACTTTGTGATAATATCATAAACTTCGGAATATGTTTCAGTAATTTTATCCATTTGCTGTTCTGATACTGATTCAGTTTCTTCAAGATGAACTAAATCTCGTGCTAGATTTTTTTGCAACTCTTTCAATTTGTCCTGATCATACATCATTATACTACATTTTAACAGTTAAGTCAATGTCTTGTTGTTGCTTTTGGACTTGTTTTTCAGGACGAATAGGTTCTAACCAAGAATCTGGAATATAAGCCTTCGGAGTATCTCCGTACATATTACTCAATCCAAATTCTGTGGCTATCCACCAAAAGTGATCTGTGATAGCAGCCTTACAGGCAATTCCTTTAAACTGAAATTCCTCACCTTGCGTAAAATGTCCCACATACTCGTCCACCAACACAGTTTTACCTATGTTTGTAGGCCGTATGCTCATGATAATTTTGGCAAGGTCGCCCTGTTCACATTTCATTTTGTTTCATCAATCTAGTGTGCAAGATCATATTCTCAGTGACCAGTTTGGTGATAGTGGCCAACATGATCAATCTATCAGCATCTGTAACTGTTTCTTTGTCAAACTGTTCTAGTATGCTGGAGCCGATCATTCGCATGGTCTGTTCTTGGCCTTTAGAAAATACTCCCCAATCAAAAGGATCTCCTTCTTCGTGAGCAAAGGCAATGTCTACCAGTTCGTCAAGAGTTATTTTAGCCATGCTATTTTTTCTCCGGCAGCTTTTCTTCTATCATATTCTTCTGGTGTGCTGGGATATCTCCAGGCCCATACAGCCACAAGGGCCATAAAGATACCTGTATAGATAACACCACGCAAAGGCACTGAACCAACGCTCATCAAGATCAAACTCAATGACATCATGCCAATCATAAGGTATTTCATTTTTTGTGGAAACACACGCTTCTCACTCCAGTTGCGTAAGAAAGGACCGAACAGTCGGTGATTCATAATCCAGTTATGCATACGCTCTGAACTTCTTGCAAAACAAAAAGCACTTGCAACCACAAAAGGACTATAAGGAATGCCCGGAGTTATAACTCCTATGTAGGCCATTACAAGGCAAAGACAACCTAGAATAAAAAAGAATGCTTTTTTTAATTTAATCATATTGTTTGTTAATTGGCGAATACGTTTGATGAACCCGATAGCGAATGGCCACAGGTGCAGGCATCTCCTTGACGGTTCACTGGTTTGTTTCCTGCAAACACATTTCCACTGGCAGCATCAGTTTTTGGTGCGTCATGCTCAAATATGCCATGGTCTTCGACGGCGGCTGCCGTGACTGATATAGGAGCATTGTTGACTATTACTGAAGGAACAAGTGCTTCAATAACTAGTCCGCCGCAGGCATCTACATTGACTCTTGCTATGCCTGGCATGATATTAGGCCAGCGCAATGCCGGTAGTTGACTCAAGGAACTGTTTGGCAAACTGTGCGTCTGTTGCTTCAGCTACAGTAACAGTCGATTTTTGCAATTTGATTTCAGTATCCGGATTAACTGTAAACAGATAGGGCATCAGTCCTGGACCTTTTGGTCCCATCCCGATAACTTGTGGGTTTTTGAGTTTATAATAAGCTGCGCCGTCTTCAACTAACTTGGCAACAATTTCCTCACCACTTGTGAGTTTAAGAGTGATAACTTCGCCTGCGCTTACGCCTTTATTGATTAACATTTTATACCTTTTCTAGATGTTGTTTTAATTCTGTAAATCCACCAATCAGTTCATCGCCGATAAAAATCTGCGGAACTGTTCGTGCTGTTGGAACAGCTTCCAATAGTTCTTCTCGAGTGTATCCGTCACCGATTTTCTTTTCTTCAAATGGAATACCTCGTTGTTTTAGCAAGGCCTTTGCTTGATCGCAATAGGGGCAGTGGTACTTTGACCATACTACAGCTTTCATTTCATTTCCTTTGTGTCATATGTCTGTTGGAAGATGTTTTTTTTCACAGCACCGTAGTCGCCTTCGCCGTGTCGAACAATGACATCATTGCCTTTTGTGTATGTTAGATCGCCCCATGTGGCTTTGATGACACCATCGTGATCGGCCAACTTAGCTGTTTTGATTACACCGCCCTTAGGGGTTCCTGTACCGTCATTGTTGTCGTCGTACTTATCATGAAAATTTTCAGGTTCCAACGGCCAAAATTCTTTCTTAGGACCTGGACCCATAATGTAATGTCCTGCCTTGTGCTCCACCGGACCTTCTAATGTTTGTGTGACTCCGTCACTGTCGGCAATGGTATACGGCACTGGAATTGGCTTCTTAAAAGTTTTAAATGCACCATCTTTAAACCAGCTGTCGTCAATTTTACCTTCGATGAGGTTAATGTATTCTCTTAGTGTTTTCATAATTAACTTGAATATATCACTCTACCTTTTTTATCAAGGACTCTAACCAGTATAGCACCTTTGGCTTTTTTGGCCAGGGCCATAGAAATGGCCTGAGACTCTGTCCCACCGCCACCCAGCGAATTCCAGGATTCAAAAGGACTTTTACTTTTAAATTGTACCTTGTACATACTTATTCCTAGATGGCCGGTAGCTCATCGTAATTTAGGCTTTCTCCCATTATGCCAATGACATAATTTGTGCTTTCACTTTCTTGTAGTGCTGTCTGTTTCTTGCTGGTGTCAGTATGCTTGTTAAACCAAGGAATTGGAGTTGATCTAGGAGCACTTGCTTGATACTTGATACCAATATCTTTTAATGCACCTACTGCTGTATAATCCACAAAGTCACGCAGAATGTTTGCATTGAGTCCAATGACTGGGCCCTTGTTGAATAGGTATGTTGCCCAGTCTTTTTCTTCACGGATCACGTCCATGTATAATGCATACACTTCTGCTTCGCACTCTTGTTTAGCTTCAACAAAACGTGCGTCTTCTTTGACCACTTGATTGATCAAATAGGCTGTCCAACCCTTGTGTAGCAATTCATCTTGTAGGATTAGGCTGATGATGTTGCCATTGCCAATAAAGATCTTGTTCTCTACCATGGCTAGGCTGGTGGCAAATGATACCATAAAGCGGAATGCTTCTAGAGCGTAGCTGGCATGAAGGGCCAACCAGATTGCTCGAATGTGTTCTTCCTCTGGAATTGTTTCACCCAGTTGTTTACGGCAATTGACCACGTGCAGTGCTTCGTAGTAGTTGCCCACACTTGATGCCATATCCACAATTTCTTGAGTGTCATGGATTGTGTTGAACACATCCTTGGGCACATTATAGATGTTGCGAATGATGTGGCTATAACTCTTGCTATGTATGTTGGTTTCAAAAAATGTCCAGTTGTATACTAGTGCTTCTAGTTCTGGCAAAGATATTACAGGCATAAAGATTTGACTTGGGCCGCGTCCTTGTAAACTGTCTAAGGCTGTTTGGCGTAACAAGTTGCTGGTAAAGATATGCTTGACAGCGTCACTGGCGTCTTTGAAGTCGTTTGAATCTTTGGTAAGACTGATCTCTTCTGGTTGCCAAAAGAAGCCACGTGCTGTTGCTTCAAAGTCTGCAATCTTTTTATATTTTACTTCTTCAAATCTCTGTATGGTCACAGGCCCAGCTGGATCCAAAAACATCTTGCGATTAAGGTAGTCTGTCTTAGTGTTTAGGTTGTATTGTTGTTTACTCATTTTAAGTAATCCACGTGTGCTACAGCCCTCCAGAGATCTAGTCTTGGAGGTGCTCCATTATCGGGTTCTTTGTATACGATTCTTATCTCAACATTGTTGGGATGAAGTTCAGCCATTAAAGAATTTATTGTTTCCAACGCTGCTTTAATGTTTTCAATTTGTTGTCCAATATTTTGTGTTGTCATAATTTACAGGCCTCGCAGTCCTCTTCTATTTCATATCCATTTACAGAATTTGTGTGTCCGTTTACTTGCACCACTAATTGTTCTTCTTGCATCTTGCTTCCTGCTTTGTTGATTAGACTGTAGTAAAATGTCTTCAATCCCCAAACATGGGCCTGCATTAAATTTTTAGCAATCAGTGTTGTTGGAACTTTACGTTCAGAGAAATGTGCAGGATTATAGAAAGTATTAGTTGAGATACTTTGATCCACGTAGGCTGCAATCACTGCTGCCGTTTTCAAATAACCATCACAGTCTTTTTGTTCCCACATCAATTGATATTTATTCTTCAATCTGTTATACTCCGGAACAACCTGTGTAAACGATCCTGCCTTTGATTCTTTAGTGCTGATCAGGCTCATTGGCATTTCAATCCCGTTGGTTGAATTAATTACCACTGAACTAGATTCAACAGGAGCCACAGCCATCAAGGTAGCATTGCGAACACCGTGTTCTTTCATATTTGCACGTAGAGTTTCCCAGTCAAGTTCAGGTGTAAAGTCTGCTAGATCGTTGACTCCGTTGGCTCGAAGTTCCCAGGGAAATACTCCCTGTCCATAACGTGTTTTGGCACTCTCAGTACAAGGACCACGTTCTTTGGCCAGTTCTACTGTGGCTTCTGTTAGATAGTAGGCCTGATGTTCCATCCAGGTCTTGACTTCAGTCAAGGAGTCTCGTTCTCCGTACTTGAGGCTTCGCTTGGCGTGCCAGTAAGCTAGATTGGTAATGCCAATGCCCAATGGCTGTATCTCGTCATTACTCAACTTACTCTGTATTC